GAAGTTTAGCTTTGCGGTCTTTGTCGTCATATTTGGCCCCGTCCGAAACTGATAGCGCCTCCCGCCCTACTTGTTGCGCATTTTAGCCCAATGGTCAAGTGGCTTGGGCTTCGCGCGCTATAGCCCCACAATTTGCGAGGTGTTCAATAGGCGGCGATAAGGCTCGCCACTGATCTGCATTGTATCATCACGCCAAGAAGCCTTGACGCCATAAGCCGAATACCTTGACAACTTATCGCCGCCGCGCCTCAAGTAAGCGTTCACGCCTTCCAATGATTGCCACACGCTGCCTCCTTGGTACGCTTCCCCACTATCAAGATTGCAAGACCCTAGTTTCTGGAATTTGTCGCCCAAGGTAGCAATCCCAGATTTATACGACTCTGTGTCGCCTATTGTGTAAATCATTTCATTCTCCGTTGTCGCGCAATTTACTTGCGGCTCTTCTTTGGTGCAAACAGCAGGAATCGAGCGCGCTGGGTTTGCATTTTCGCGATGACCTTCTTGCCGAATAGAGGCTCGCCATCTGGACCGACAACGACCTCAGTTGTTGAGCACAGGCAGTTAATCGCGTTGGCGTCAATCGTGTACCATAGCGCTTCCTCGTCAACCGTGTGCAATGATCCGTGGCGCGCTGCATGGCTGTGACGCGTGCGACCGGGGATCAATGCGGAATTATGCAGCACCATGACCTTCTTGCCGAACTTGGCCTCTTGCTCGCGAACCTCATCCCATCGCCCACGACGTTGCGCCATTGTGATTTCAGTGCGCGCGATGCGTTCGGCCCGCACCTTGGATACCTCAAACCGCTCGCGAATGGTCTTGGCTGTCTGGCGCGGGTTTTCACCGCTCTGGACCGCCTCAAACAGCACGCGCGAAAGGTCTCGGCCCGTGTCGCCTGCAAAGCCCTCCATTTCCTCAAACGAACGGCTTGCGGCCAAGACTGCCTTGCGCAAGGTTTGTTGATTGTCGAGCGCGGTTGTGATCGCGCCTGAATCCGCACGACTTAGGCCAACATCGGACAGATTGTCAGCAGCACGAAACACGCCCTCAATGTACGCTTGCCGGACTGCCTCTTGGATTGCCTGCCCGCCTCGGCTTTGACCGCCTAGCGTTTGCGTGATGATCTTGACCAACTGCTCGATCATAAATGAGCTGATGTTAAAGTCATAGAACGCGTTTGCCTTGATGCCGTTGGTGATCGTGTATGGCCACGCCGCAACAGTATCCAGCGTGATCTGTTGCGCCTGTGCGATGTCCTTAAACATGGCTGACCGCGTGCGCTTGATGCGCTTGGTCTGGCCGATCGGGTTGGTTTTGCTGGATGGGATGGACGGCTGGGCCATTAGAGAACCCCGCCCCCCAATGCAGCGTCTTGAACCTGAAACCCCGCCTGCACAATTTCATCACGGATCGCGTCGGCCAATTCAAAGTCTTTGTTTTTGCGCGCCTCTACTCGCTTCTTTTGGAGGTCGTCTATGCGCAAGGCCATGTCATTCTTGATGCCTTGCAAGCGTGCCACCTCGGCCTTCTCTAGCAGTTCCTGATAATAGAGCGCGCCGTGGCCTCCTTCTGGGTCGCCTGAGATTACAACTTTTACTTCGCTTCTGAACGCGTTCTTCCGCAACCAAGCAAACCAAATAGATAATGTGCCCCCTAGATCGGCGGGATAGGCTTTTGTACCTTTTGCCGCGCGGGATGAAACCCGGCGCTTGCCCCACGCTAGAGCGATTAGCCACTTCCAATCGGTTTTGACGACTGGATTATGCCACGCGCTCTTCTGGTGCCAAGTCATATTAAACATTTTTAGTCCTCCCGTTCGTTGGTGTTTTCGCCCGCTATGAGGGCCTTGAGGATTGCGATTAGCCATGCGCGGGCGGGGGTGGTTGAGGCTTTGTAGTAATCATCCCCCACACACTGGCTAAGACCGTCTGAATGTCTTAAACGGCAAGACCACAATCTAGGGTTAGGTCCGTAATCTGGGTTCTGCCATAGGGCGTCAACCAGCCACCCCGGCAACACCGCCTCATGCAGCGACTTGGCCGCGTCTAGGCTGTCACCCATGCAAGCGTCCTTAAACATGCTTGCATCTACCATTGTTGCCTTTGGTATTAGGATCGAACACACCTTGTCGGTGTCGTCATACGTTATTCGATTGCCCGCCTCGACCTTAGCCAGCAACTCAGTTAGCGCGTCTTTACGATTTGTCATACCAAGCCCTCAATCATCTTATTGATCCGATCTAGCGCCGCATCGGAGTCGCGCAGCTTGTTAATATCCGCGCGCAACTCAAACAATTCATTGCGTATATCGCCATAGAGATGATGCGTGAACGATGCGGCAGCCTTTTTCCTAACCTGATCCTCCGCACCAACCGGCGCGATGTAATCAAAGAACAGCTCGCAAGTTGCGCGGTATTGATTGTCGCAAGTCACGGATACTGTAGAATGGTCGGCACTTTTGTCAAACGTCACGTTTGCAATACCTGATTGAACATGAGCCTGCCCGACTATCGCAACCCGCATATGTTCTATAAATTTCGGTGTCATGGTCTTTACTCCCCTGTTGAACCCTCACCATCCACATCATCGCCATCGATGTCAAGTCCCAATGGCTCGCTTAGATCGTCGTCACCGTTCGCCTCGTACCCAGCAACCTCGCGGATTTCGTCCTCAGTAAACACAATGTCACCAGTGGCAAACATCGCCTGGTTGATCTTGGCCATGCGCTCGCCGATTAACAATTTCTCCTCAAGCGTTGGGGCAGTCAGGTCGGACCAACTCACAAACCAGTCGCGCTCTGGGATCATGCCCCATTTCTCAAACCGCTCCATTAGCGCCATGATGTTGGGTATCACAAGCGAATCACGGCGGCCCATGTTGGTCTGTGACCAGCTTGCCGCGTCCTCAGTTGATGCGCGCTCGCCCGTCTGCATTCCGATCAATTCCTTTTGCGGGATTGGCCACGACGCGGACACCTCTTGGGCTGCAACGCTAAAGAACTCTTTTGGGATCGGCAGGGATACGCCAAGGGTTTTGGCCGTCATGCCCTGCAACATCAAGCTGTTGTCGGCACCCTTTACCCATTTCCCCATGACCTCATCAAGAGCGTCTGCAATGCCATCAATCTCTACACCCAACATTGTCGCAAGACTTGGAAAGTCAACGTCTGGAAGTGCCTCAAGAACCGGCATCGACTTGGCGTTTTTCCAGAACCCCTCACCACCGGCGCCGCGAATCTTCTCCATATCGATGAGCGCGTTATAGCACGCCTCTAGCTTGCTATCGCCGAACGTTGTCCCATCGCGCGACCAGATCAAGACCCGATCGGGGTGGACCATGAACGTGCGAACTTTGCCATTCTCTGGGTCAACCGCGCTTTCATTGAAATTATACATCTTGGGCTTGCCGTAGTTTGGGCTTTGGTCATCTGTGTCCCATCCGCTTGGTTCAAGCTGCCCTTCCCATGCAGGCAAAACGCCGACCAAGCCAGTGATACCGCCACGCACGCGCTCAACAGGCTGGTCATACTTCAACCCGTCGCCAAGCTGTAAGATAACGGCGGCATACTTGCCAACCATGGACCGCATGTCAGTTTCTTTGAGCTGTTGCCAAAACCGGATTGACGCAAAGTGCTGGCGAATATCCTTCTCAACCTTGGTTTCGCCCTTGGCTTTGCCCTTGGCTTTGCGTGTTTCGCTTTCCCACATTTCGGGGAACTCTTGCCACGTTTTAGACGCGGTCTTTTCAGTCAGGCCATGCGCGAACCCGTTCCGGCGCCACATATCGTAAAACAGCGTGAAACTAAGCTCTGATGTCTCAGGGTATCCAAAGTCAAAGTTGATGTTGTGTTTGTAGTTGGCCGATTGATGATGAATCGACGTAACGCTTTGATTTGAGTTGCCCGCCATGATCTGACGTGCTGCATTGATTTGGGCTGTGTTGAGTTGGGGTTTCACGCCGCTCTCCTATTGCTTGATTTGACGAGAAGTCCGAAGGATGGCGCATTGCCTAGCATAAGCTCAGTTAGCGCCCAAACCAAAGCGTCCGCGCGGTCTGGTGATCCGCCGCCTTGGTATCCATCGGTGTTGAATTGAGCCATCTGGTCCTCAAGCTCTGGGAATTCGCCTGCATGGTGGACGCGCGGCCCTGATCCGTTAGACCCTTCGTATAGGGCTGCAATGGGCTCAGCACGAACGTGCTTGCCTCTGCTTGCCCTGACTAGCTTGACCTTGGCCAACGGGTCGGACACCTTGATTGTGCTCTCTACCATT